GAGATATTAAACAATCGCTACTTGATGTGTCTGGAGATAATCCGCTAGTTCGTATGTGTCATGAATTAAAAGGGAATAAATTGTTTGCGTGTGTAATGTTGGATTCCGACGTTCGTAGTGAAACAAGTCAATTATATGCTAACATGTTTAATAAACAATAAAGGAGTACATAGATTATGAACATTATTACAGTAAAAAATCCGTATGAAACAAAAGAAACAAGCGAAGTTAAAGGTAAAGTGATCCGTAAGGCGCAAATTGCGCGGTAGCTTCTTCAGCGTGGTGCGAGGATGATCGACCTTAAACCGGATAGGGACGATCCTGACCATAAGCGTTCTGTGTATATTTTTCAACAGGACGACGACTTTGAGCGCATTTTTTCTGAGCTAATTGAAGAAAATCGCAAGAATCGTCGTACCAACGAGGAAAGCGCTATGCAGCAAGAAATCGAAGAACTTAAACGCCAGATTGAAGTACTGCAAAAATCCGCAAGCGCAAAGGAGGGAGTAAATGATACCTGATGTTTTAACCGCATTAACAAGTAATAGTTCCAATACTGCATACGATGAATTATATCGTGAATATCTTGATGATAGAACATTGTTTCTTAATAATGAAATTAACGAATGCGTAATTGAAGATTATATTATGTATATTATCAAGTGGAACAAAGAGGATAAAGATCTGCCGATTGCAAGTAGAAAACCAATTAAATTATATATTAGTTCTCCTGGCGGCAATGTTTTTGATGCTAATATTCTTGTTGATGTTATTGAGGCAAGTTCCACTCCTGTTTGGGGGGTTGCTATGGATTTAGTAGCTTCCGCATCTTTCCACATATATCTTGCCTGTTCTGTTAAGTATGCGTTTAAGAACAGTGCATTTCTTCAGCATGACGGCGAAATTGCAGTGGAAAACTCTCGCAAGAAGGCAAAAGATACAATGCGATTCTTTGACGAGGGAGAAGAACGTCTGAAACAGCATATCCTTCAGCATACAAAAATGACAGAGGAATTTTATGAATCAATTTACGCAGATGAATATTGGTTTTATGCGCAACAAGGAAAAGAGATTGGTGTTGTTGACAAGATAATTGGTGAAGATTGTGGCATGGATGAAATACTCTGAGCCACAACTGTTTATGATTAAAAGGAGATTTTTTATTTATGGGGGAATTATTACAAGGACTACTTAGTTCGTCGGATGCGATCTCCGGTTTTATTTCGCAATATAAGCCGGCTATTTATGCCGTTTGTAACGAACTATTTTCTATATACAAGGACTTGGTAAATAACGAAGAATACTTTGTTTATAGCGCCAAATATGATTGGAACAGAATGACTACACTTATGGATGCTGGATTTTCGAGGGATGAGGCGTTTGCAATTCTTCTCAGCGATAAGGAGCATCTCAAGAATATGGAGAAATTCAGGAACTTTAAAACATCGAATAAATAATAGTAATTATTAATTGGATTAAAAGGAGAATAATTATGGCACAGAATTATACTTATAAAAAGAATACAACTGAAAAATTTAATATTAAAGGTCTTTTATCGGACGATTGCAAGGTAATTACTTATATTGACGGCGATAAGGAAGAACAAACGATCACCGTTGATAAGTGCTTTTCTAAATTTGGCGGTATGCCCATTGAGTTTACACTTGCTATTAAATCAACCGAAGATCTGGAAGATGAACTTGAAGAAGAAGAATGAGCAACAACAATTGGATTACAAGGAGAAAAATATGAGAAAGATTATTATTGAAGATGTTTATACAATTGCCGAGTAGATGATTGATTTTGCTGCCCCTAATAAAGTGGTAGCCGCGGTTGGTTACTATGACACTATTTAGGAGTTATTCAATATATTAATCAAGGCTGATGATGATTACGAGTTTGTTGCCGGACAGCTTGAGCCAGAAGAATGGGGCGGATATGAAGAGGCGTGGTATTTAGAAATCCATGACGACTCCGAAATGTACGTTGGGAAAATGTAGTATGATGGTAATGATGAGTATTTAACTTTGGAATCAGATTATAGTTTTATCGAAGAGGATTTTCTTGATTAGTATTTGGAGAATAATTCTGCTCATAGAATGACCGTTTTTGGATTTGATGATGTTCATGATGAACCCGTCGGAGAAATTAGTAATGCCGACGATGAATTCAACAACTGTCTTTGTATGGATAAAGATAATTGCGGATTCACGTTTTGTGCCTGCAATGAATATGGGCATCATAAGTTTAGATACCGTAGCAATAAAAAGATGACTGAGGATGAAGCGTGGGATATTGTTGCGGAGAATTATCATTAAGTAGTCTCCAGCGTAGTACGCTGTTGAAATAATTTTTCCCGGCTAACATTGTTTAACCGGGATCATAGAGTATGTGGTGTAATTTGGTAACACACAACATTTGGGATGTTGAGATGCGGTTCAAATCCGACATATTCTATTATTAATATGATTAAAAGGAGGCGATTACTATCGCAAGATTCAAACAGGCGTATACGCCAGAAGAAGTTAAACACCTTGGTGTAGCGAATATTAGAACTGCGTATAATACTCTCGCCGAGGAATATAATAAAATAATGGATAGAAAATATCTCATCTGTGCAGTTTGTGGAAATCCACAAAAAGCGGATGAGTCTTTTTATTTAGACGAAAGATTTATTGCAAATCGCTATCCGGTTTGCAAAAGGTGTTTATAGAAAATGGTAGAACAAAGAAAATCTGATAGGGATGAACCAAATGAAACAAAGGAATCCGTCAGAAATGTTTTAAAAATGTTGGATTTACCATATCTTAATGATATTTACGAAAACTGTATGAAGGGAGCTGCCGAAGGAGTCAAAGAAAAAAATAGACGTTCTCCGTTTAGTACCTACATAGTAATGCTAAAGTCGCTCCCACAATTCAAAGGTATGCATTGGGAGAATTCGGAATTTGATGAAGAATACTACGACTTCGAATCAGCAGATGAGGTAAACGAAAATTCGCGCATATATAAACAAGGCAAGAAACGTTTTGGCAAAGGATATTCTCCATAGGATATTATTTTTCTTGAAACAGAATATCAGGACTGGATAAAGCGTTATGCCTGCGAAAATAAAGCGCAAGAGTTATTGTTTAAACGTATTTGCTTTAAAGAGCTTGAAATCGATAAGGCGCAAAAGTCTGGTAAGGATACTAAAGAATTAGATAAAACTCTTCAAGATCTGATGACCAGTATGGCGCTTAAACCAAATCAAAATAATTCCAATGCTCTTACCGAAGCAAAAACGTTTGGTTAGTTAATTCAAAAGTGGGAAAACGAAAAACCTATTCCTGAGCCAGAAGGGGATTTTAAGGACATTGATAAAATGGGAACTTATGTTGATGTATTCTTCAAAGGTCATTTATCCAAAATGATGGGATTAAAGAATGCATTCTCTCCGTTATATGATAGGTTTATGAAAAAATATACTGTTAATAAACCACAATATGATGAAGATTCGGATTCCGAGGCTTTGTTTGATCAAATCTTTGGTTCCAAATTGGATGATGGGTAATGGTAGAAAGAAAACAATCCGTTCAAGAAATTGCTCGGGATAAAGAACGGAAAACTATGGAAACTGTCGCTTGGAGAGCCGGATATTACCGAGCGAATCCATAGCGCTATGTTGAAGAAGTGCTTGGGATACGACTGAAGTTATTCCAAAAAATATTGATATGGGCAATGATGCAATATAATTATTTTATGTTTATTGCAGCCAGAGGTCTGGGAAAAACTTGGTTAACAGCCTTGTTCTGTGTAGTTAGATGCATACTATATCCCGGCAGTAAAATTGTTGTTTGTTCTGGTACGCTCAAGTAGGCAAACGGAGTTCTTTTAAAAATTCAAGATGAGTTTATGAGACAATCTCCTATACTTTGCTCCGAGATTGAAAAATGCAACATTGGATAGAATGATGCTATTATTATGTTTAAGAATGGGTCATGGATTACTACGCGTACAAGTACGGATAATGCTCGTGGTGCCAGGGCGAATATTGTTGTTATTGACGAGTTTCGTATGGTTGATGAAACCATTCTCAACATGGTTATTCGTAAATTCTTAACTAGTCCAAGACAGCCACGTTATTTAAATAAGCCGGAATATGAACATCTACAAGAACGTAATAAAGAAATTTATATGAGTAGTGCATACTTCAAATCATCATGGGCATGGAAGAAGCTTCAAGCATATGTCGTAAATTTTTTTGATGATACGAAGCGTTATTTTGTTTGTTCATTGCCATACCAGTTAAGTTTAAAAGAAGGTTTACTCTCTCGCGAATAGGTTCGTGACGAAATGAGCGAGGCGGATTTCAACGAGTTGGCATTTATGATGGAAATGGAATGTATGTGGATTGGCGATGACGGAGACAATCTATTTAAATTCGACGAGATAAATAAGTAGCGTAAGATAAAAAATGCTCTACTACCGCTAAAATTTTATAACGATAAAATTAAAGTTCCAAATGTTTAGCCGACAGAAAAACGTATACTATCCGTTGACGTTGCTCTTATGGGATCTACCAAAAGAAAAAAGAATGACGCAGCAGCGTTATATATTAATAGTGCCATCCAACAGGATGATGTAAGCTATCACTCCAATATTATCTATGGCGAAACGTTTGAAGGTTTAACAACCGATGAACTTGGCATTATTATAATGCGATATCTTTACGAGTACAAGTGTACCGATTTGGTATTGGATACTGGCGGTCTTGGTATTGGTGCGTTTGATTATATATGCAAGGATTAGTATGATTCTTCTACTGGTAAAACATATAAGGCGTTAACATGTATTAATGATGAAGACATGGCAATCCGTTGTAAAGTTAAGGATGCCAATAAAGTGGTTTGGTCGGTTAAGGCGAGTGCCAATTTTAACAATGAGATTTGTGTATTACTTCGCAATGGCATTCAGAACGGAAGAATTAGTTTTTTAATATCGGATCAGGAGTGTGAAGAGGACATTTCTAAGTTTTATAAACCGTTTGCTAAACTTACACCAACTGATCAGGCATATGTCAAAATGCCATACTTACAAACAACCATGGCAGAGTATGAATTAATCAAACTTGATCACGAAGTAAAGAATGGTAATATTCGTGTCAAAGAACAATCCGGTATGAGAAAAGACCGTTACTCTTCCATTGCTTATAATTATTGGTGTGCGTGTCAACTTGAGTTGAAATTGAAACCAAAGCAGTCCGACATGGCGAAGATTTTTTCTCAGTTTACAATTCGCCAACCAAAGAAAGTAACTAGATTTTAGTAAGGAGGTGCCGCATGGCAAAGAAAAGTTCAACACCAGTCGCTAATAGCGGCGCTCAAAATAATGATACAAAAATCACCACCGTTAGTCCGACGGCTGGTGATTTTTCATATAAGCGTGATAGGGCGCAAACAATGACCTTCGCAAAGATGTAGGATATACTCCAAAGAAATCCGATGCGAACTGTGAATAAAACATTTACTCAGTATACAAAGGATTTAATTAAAACATACTTGCAGAATCCGTCAAATAACCAGGATGTTATTCGCGAAATCTCAAGATTCTTATGGCGTAATTCAATGTTGTATCAACGCATGATTATGTATCAGGCATCTACGCCATTATTCTCATTCAATATTACTCAAGAGAATGATTTTTCTAAAGACATTGATGCAGATAAATCTTGGAAAAACTATTATAAAGTTCTTTCTGAATTTAATAAATTCAACATTAAGAAAGAGGGCTACACCAGTCATGTGCTTGCACTTCGTGACGGCTTTTTTGTTGGATTTATGTATGAGGAAGATGCAAGGTTTTTTATGCCGCTTGATGTTTAGTACGTGAGAATTCTTGGTAAGGATCAGTTTGGCCAGTGGGTCGCATACTTTAATGCAGCCTTTTTTGACTCTGGTAATAATAGTGAATTTGTCCTTGGCATAGATGGTAATACCAACGCTGCAACTTGGGATAAAATATTTATTGATGGATACCGCGCTTTTAAGTCCGACAGAAATAAGCAGTGGTTTAGATTGCCACCGGAACGCACCTGTGTGCTATTGTCCGGCCCAGAGGATGAGTTTGCATTCCCATTACCGGCGTATTTGCCGCTGTTCCCAAGCATTCTTGACTTACTTGACCTTGAGAGTATCCTTCAGAGTAAATCGGAACTTGAGAATTATAAATTAATTGTTAGCCAAATTCCATTAGTTGATAATGGTAATTCTGGTGACGTTGACGACTTTGCTATCAGTTTGGAATTATCAAACTATTTCAATCAATTAATCGAAAATGCGACGCCAGACCTTGTTGGTTCCGTAACCTCTCCAATGAAGGTTGATACAATTTCTTTCGACAGATCAAATTCTAGCGCCGACACAGATACTCTTGGTAAGGCAATTAGAAATTTGTTTAATAATTCAGGCGTGTCTGAGGTTGTTGTAGCTGGTGGTGGAACAAATCCATCTACTCTTGCGATTAAGTATGGTCAAATTGCAGATACCAATAATACTTGGACCTTGGTAAATAGGTTTGAGTTCTGGCTTAATTATTATATTACTCAGAATATATCAAAAGGATATATTCTTGAGATATTTAAGATGACAGACTTCAATCGACAAGAATTTATAACTGAGAAACGTGAACTTGCTACTCTCGGCGGCTCTGCGACAGATTTAATTAGTGCAGTAGACGGATCGCCATACAGGGCAATTAATAAGTTGCGGTTTGAATCATCACTTGGAATTCGCGATTTAATGATACCGTTACAGTCTAGCTACAACATAACTAATGATGGTAATGTTGGTCGTCCTACTGCGGATGACGATGAGATATCTCCGAGTGGCGATAGAACTCGCAATACAAGTGAGTAAAGGAGGATGAACAGTGAAAGAATTTGTCGTTTTAAGAATTGCCAATAAAGCTGATGGGACAGTGTCTGCCCCAGTAAAGACCTTTGATACAGATGTCGAGGCACAGAAGGAATTTTTCAGATCATGTGCTGCTGCTGTTGATTCTGATAATATTACTGACGCTATTGCTCTACTGACCAAAGAAGGTTTTGAACTTCGGCATGAATGCTTTGAGCATCCAATTCAACTGGAGCCAGAACCAGAACCGGAAGAACCCGAAGAATAATTTTGAATTACTAAGCATAATTTTATAAAGAATAAGGAGAACATGCTATGGCACAGAATTATAGTTATAATCGTGTTCAATATGACACGTTTAATATTACTGGAACTTTGAACAGTGCTGGTACATCGATTTCCTATACCGACGAGAATAATGTTGACAAGACAATTACTCTTGCAACGTGTTTTGATAAATTTAAAGGAAAGTAGATTACTCTTACAGTTCTGTCAAAAACAGATTAGAATTTAACTAGTTCATTTGAGAGTTAATTAACAAAGGGGGAACAATATATGTATTGGATTTCTCAAGATTCCTCTGGTAGAGATAGACAGATGCAATTCTTTATGGACTCAGATGACGATGTTCAAAATCTTCCGGGTATAAACACTATGGGCGTACAACAAGGAGAAGATCGTGTTTCATGTTTGCCAGTTGATAAAGGAAGCATTGCATTGTCTATTGAAAGCGGAAAAATATTTATTTTAAATTCTAATAATGCATGGAAACGACCCGGCGCAGAAGAATCTGCTACACCTTAAGGAGGCTGATGTTTATGTTCGATTTATATACATTGGCTATGGCATAGTCGTTATCTAGCAATAATTCGGTTACACCAGTAACACAATTGCCTTTTATGGTTATGGATTTAAGTAATGGAACAATAGAAAATCCAACCAGATGTGTAACAAATTTATCATGGGAAGATTTATTATCATCTGTGGTTGTTGCCAATTCTATAACTGGAATCCTATATGCAAACAATTACGCTATTCCGTTTGTGATTAGGACTGTTTTAGACGATAAAATTGAATATCATGGGACATTATGGAAAGCAGTAGATGTTGATCGTGACGATCAGACTGGCGAAGTGATTAAAATATACTTTACTTGTTTAGTTGGTGGATCATATCCCAATAACGATAGAACTGGCAATATAATTGGTTATAGGGCGCTTACTTGTAATATAGTACCGCCATCTGAAGAAGGTGGACAACCTATTGTTGATTGGCTTGGTGGGACTGGAATAATTAACTTTAATTAATAGGTTGTATCAAAAAAATCAGAGGTGATAAAATGGATAAACATTTTATTTGCACCACCGATCCTGACACAGCAAAAATGTTGAAAAAATTGGGTTATGAAGAATTGCCCAAACAAGGTAATCGGTGGATGTTTTTAAATAATAAAAGTATTGTATTTTCAAGTGACAATTTGAAACTACACTATACAAATAACTTGTCGATCTGAGCAGAGCAATCTGCTCTTTTTTATATTACTCTCCTACTTTCTTTGGAGAGAAATCCTAAAAGAAAGGAGGGAAATAATGTCAAAGAGAATACTTACAATTGAAGATCTTGTAATGTTCTGCGAAAATCACAACTTTGCGCATTTCAGTTCAAAGGAATCTGGCTATCAGATTTGTGTACAAATGCCAGCATTATTTGAGAAGGATGACAGTGATGATGATTCAATGTTATTTGCAAATGTTCTTGCTTTTCACACTGGTGTAAATAACAATCGGTCAAATTTGACGGAGAAAGCTGCGAAGAAAGCAATCAAGAATTTGGCGTATAAACCAGTGCTTGCAAATTTCTGCGAGATTGATGGCGTTCGTGATTTTACTAGCCATGATATTGAAATCGACGATGATGGCAATTTTACATATATTGAAAAACAGATTGGTTGTTTTACGGCAGATCCGGCACGATTGGAGAAAGATCCGGACCATGATGATCGAATGAACGTGTTTGCTCGCGTCGCTATTCCACGCGATTATACAGACGCTGCTGAGATAATTGAGCGTAAGGATGGTACAGATGTTAGCGTTGAATTGGCGGTCAATGAATTGTCATGGAATCAGAAAGATAAAGTCTTGATGTTAGATGATGTGACAGTTATGGGGCTGACTTGTTTAGGGAAAAACCCGGATACTGGCGAGGATGTAAGACCTGGCATGGAAGGCGCGCATATTCAACTTGAGGATTTTAGTGCAGAAAATAATTCTGTTATTTTTAGCAAATCAGAATTGATTAGTGAGATTACACAAGCAGTTATTACTTCGCTTGATAATCATAAAAATACTACGGAAAGGAGGAATGACAAGGTGGAATTTGAAGAAAGAATTGAAGAAACTACCGAAGAGGTTGTTGAAGAAGCAACAGATGTTGTTGATGATACGCTCACAGAGGAAGTTGCTGAAGTTGACGAATCCACTGAGGAGTCGGTAGATGGGGTAGAATTTGAAGATGCCGCTGAAGAAAACACCGAAGATACTCCTGAAGTGGTGAAAAATGAAGCTGAAGCTATGGAAGAGGCTGAGGAAGAAGCTGCGGAAGAAGTTATGGAAGAATCCGAGGAAACTAAGCCGGTTGAAGAATTCGATGACGATCCAGAAGTTGAATCAGAGGAAGAAGTTGATGAAAACACTGAAATCGCAGAGAGTCAGGATGATATGGCTAAGAAAATCCAGAACGAATTGACTTATAGCGTTACTATTGATGGCATTACTCGTACATTCAGCGTTAGTCTTATTGATAAGCTTAATGCACTTAGTATGTTAGTTAATTCAACTTATGGAGAAGCCGATCAAACGTATTATGACATTGATGCATATGATGACGAGAAGATTGTTATTATGCATGACTACTGGAACAATAAACATTATCGTCAGAGTTATGCCGTTAAGAAGGATGTGTACTCTCTTAAGGGTGATAGAGTTGAATGTTTTGCTAGGTATTTAACCAATGATGAGATTAACAAGCTTGATGCTATGAAAGCGGATTATGCAGAGAAATCTGATAAGCTTGCCAAGTATGAGTCTGAACCGACCAAACTGGAGATCTTGAACTCTGCCGATTACTTCAACATTGCAGACTAGGCAGATTTTATTGCCCTTAAACAGCAAGAGAATCATTTTGATCTTACTGTTGATGAGCTTAAATCTAAGGCTGATGCTATGCTGTTGGCTTATGCCAAAACTGGCAAACTTAACTTTGAAGCTACACACGCTAAGAATGAAGAAGAAAAAGTCGAAGAGCCTAAGAAGGACTTCTTCGCATTTGCGAGAATTGAACCAAAGACCGATTTCCTTGATAAGGTTCTCGCAGAAAAAAGATCATAATTACAGAAAAATATTTAGACTAAAATAGTCTATGTTTTATTAAATATTAGAAAGGAGAAATGCAATTATGGCAATTTATATCGATGGTCAAATGACTGGCGGCAACCATGGTATCTTTCAGAGTTCACTGCTTGAAAGCACTCTGTCTGGGCATCTGTGGGACTGCCTCGTAAGCACAGTAGATACATCTGGATCTACTCCCGTATATACGCCTATTGAAGTTGACAATGGTGTTGCCGTTTGTGTCGGTGATTATACTGGCAACGGTCTTCAAGAGCGTTATGCTACAAACGCTG